ATTCTTCAGATACAAGATACCTGTTATAACCTTCTTGTATAGCGTGATCGAACTTCATTTTATATATTTATTTGAAAATCAATTGTTTTGTCCTGATATTATTAAAATATTCACTAGACAAAAAATTTAATTCATATTTAGTAGCAAATTTTTTAACTTTTTCGAATGTAAAATTTTCTATTTTAAATTTAGATAGTGTAGAATTAATTTTTAAGACCGTACCTCTAGCTCTTCCATCGTTGGACTTAACCAGCTCTTTAAAATAAGGTAAACTTCTCATTGATATAACCACCTTTATAGGTAAAACACTTCTCATCTTCAATAATAATTTTGTAAGAATGTCTAGATATTGTTTTTCATTAACATAGTTTAATATTTCGCTTTCATATAACTGGGTATTATTAAAATAAACAATTATTTTGTTATTGGAGTTAATTCTATTAATAAAATCAACAGTACCTTTAATTGAATGATGAAAAAATAATTTTTTTATATCTTTGTTTTGAAATCCTCTTTCTTTAAACACATCCATTAATTGATTTTGATGTATATCATCTAATAACTCTTTGTCAAACTTTTTATGAATGTCTTGAAAGTCGATAAGAGTTATATTGTATTGTGAAAGAGTAAATCTCACTCTTAAATTATAGATTAGTAAGACTAATAATTCAACTCTTTTTAATTCTACCAAGTCTTAGGTTTATAATACCATTGTAATAATCTTCTTTTAAAAGAACATCATGATCAAATTGCATTTTAGCTTCATAATATGCTAATTCACTTTTACTATTACAAAATCTAATAATTTCGAATGAAAATTTATCTTTTCCTAATACTTCTATGTCACTGTTTAACTTATCAGAAGAACCTGTATATGATTTCCAATCTGTTTCTTTAACTACATGTCTTTTGTTTTTCTTACCCTTAAGAGGAGGACGTTTGAGAATTGTAGTTGCTTGTTTCTTACCGATGTATTTTCTTCCGTTAGTTGTATTTGTGATTAGGTAAATAAAACCGTAGAACGTGTCGGGTATCTCTTTCTCTTCGAGATTATAAGTCCAATGACCGTAGTTATCCACCAAATAATTTATTTCTTTTTGGATTTTGTTCTACTCTTTTTCTTTTTCTTCTTTTTCTTCTTTTTCGATACACCGGATCTTCTTTCCATTGCACCTAGAGCAAAAGGTCGTCTAGCATCACCAGGAGCATATAAACCTGGACCAGAAAAATGTGATTGATCCCAACTCCCCAACACACCACCAGAGCCAGCGACATTACCACCATCTTCTTCTGATAATAAAGCTCTTAAAAATGCGTTTTTGTAGATTGACATTAGCTGTTTTAAGTAATAATATTTAATAGATGTCTGATATTATACAAAATTATCAAAAAGAACTTAATGAGCACTTGGTAATAGATGAATTCACTTTAAAAGACGTGCAATTACAACTTCCCGGTAGGAGACATATATGGGTTGGTAGATTAATGAGACATAAACATGAAGTTAATCAGTTAAAAAAGAAAAAGACAGAAAATCTTGCTGATTTAACAAGAAAGATACAAGAACAAAGTAATGTACGTTTATCTACACCAGCTGCTGAAAAAGTCGCTGAAAATACGGAACAAATAAAGAAAATAAATAGTGATCTACTTGAGCATTATTTGGTAATCGAATATCTTGAAAAAGTAGAAAAAATTATGAGTTCTATTGGCTTTGATATAAGGAATATCATAGAAATACAAAAATTAGAGACACAATGATAGATATTAGGCTTATTTTATTTGATATCGATGGTGTATTAACAGATGGTAAAGCTGCTTATAATAGCAAAGGTGAAGTTATATCGAAATCATACAATCAAAAAGATATAACTGCTTTAAGAAGGTTTCATGCCGAGTTAGGTATAACTATTGCTTTATTTTCTGGTAGTTTAGACATAAACCCAGCATTTGCCGAAAGAAGAAAGTTTGCATTTCATCATGTATCGCATAGAAATGGTGAAAATAAGAGTCAAAAATTAAACGATATTTGTTTTGATTATAATACTCCTGCATCGCAAGTAGCATTTGTTGGAGATGACATACAAGATTTGGAAATTATGAAACGTGTTGGTTATGCTTTTTGTCCTGAAGATGCTATTGATGAAATAAAAAAAATATCTTGCATATTACCCGTTAAAGGTGGTGACGGTGTTAGTTCTCACCTATTTGAATATATTAGTAATACATATAAATCATAAAGAATGAACGTAGTTATTCCAATGGCTGGTAAATCGTCGGCTTTTAAAGAAGCTGGAATTGATATACCAAAACCTTTTATTGATATAAAAGGAAAAACAATGGTACAAAGAGCGTATGAAAGTATAGGTATAGACGCGAACTACTATTTTATTGTTTTAAAAGAACATGATAAAAAATACCATGCATATGACGTAATAAGTGAGTTTTGTCCAGAGGCAAAAATACTTTTTGTAGATGAAGTAACAAGTGGACCGGCTGAGACATTATTTGTTTCCAAAAAATTTATTCCTAATGACCAACCGTTGATTCAAACAAACGTGGATCAAGTATTAGATTGGGAACCAGATAGATTTATAAAATTTATTGAAGATGAAGACCCAGATAGTGCTGTTGTAACATTATATACGGTAGATCCTCATTATAGTTTCATTGTTCCTGATCAAAACAACAACGGGGTGGTACTTAAAGAAAAAGAAGTACACTCATGTCACGGATTAATTGGTACCCATTATTGGAAAAAAGCAGATCTTTTCTTTAGTTCGTTTTTAGGAGCTAAAACAAAAGGCTATAAGTACAATGATGAGATTTATGTGTCTTTAACCTTTAATGATTTACTGGATAGAGGTCATAATGTTAAAAACTATTGCCTAAAACAACATGAAATACAGCATGTTATAGGAAGTCCAGATGAATTATCGATATATGAAAGGCAACTTTGATTGTACAATATTAGTTTTAAGTTCTGATTTTTATCAGCCTATCTTAAAGATTTGGGATTTCTATCATCAAAAAAATTGGAAATGTCCTTATGACGTTATTACTGTTAGTAACAAAAAAAAGTACGAAAGCAAAAATATAGAATGTATAGTTACCGGTGTTCCTTGGGACGAAAATGCAAGCCATTTTAAACCAATGGTGCTTGAAGGTCTTAAAAAGGTAAAAACAAAATATGTACTTTTTATGGTGGAAGATCAAATTATTGTTAACAGAGTGGAGAATGATAACATATACCATGCATTAAACTTTATGGAAAACAATGATATTACCAAATTACGTTGTTTATCAATGCCAGAACCAGATTTACCACTTGAAGGAGACCCACAAGGACCTATAAATGATGAAAATTTTGGAACAATTTCAAAAGATAATGAATATAGAAATTCTTTGCAAGCAGCAATATGGAATAAAGATAGATTTATTGAACTACTAAACAGCAAAGATGAAGATTTTTCAGGTTGGATATTAGAAACTGATAAAGATTTCAGGGAATACTCCAAAAAATGGAAATATGTAGCTTGTAGACAAGGAAAAGGTGGTACTTTGTTATCAAGAAACGAAGGACAAACAGATTCTCCATTAATTCAATATGTAGAATTGGTAAGATGGGGTAAGTTAGATCATATTTACTATGATTACTTTATGGATATGTTCAAAAAAGACAAAATCGACATATCTTCTAAGGAATACGAACCTTTTGGTGGTAATTTAACCAAAGAAGAACTTCCACAATAGATTAAATAAGAGTCATGAATACTATTAGAAGGGTTGGCGTATGGTCCTGTGCAAAAGTATACGCAGTATGTGGGTTACTAACAGGAGGCCTTTTAGGAGGTATAGTAATTTTACTTACTTTAATCGGGGGAGCTTCTGGTCTTTCATCTGAGTTAACAGGGATGGATGCTGGAGCAGGTATTGCAGGTGCTCTAATGGCAACAGGATTTATGATTGTTGCCTATGGTATCGGTGGTTTGGTAATTGGTGTTTTCACAGCCTTATTTGGTAATTTAGCTCTTAAATTATGCGGTGGGTTGGAATTAACTATCGATGCTCCTTAAGAAAAATAGGGAGTTTCCATTAAATATATAGCAATGAAAAAACTACATAAAGTCGGGGTATTGTCCTTAGCAAACATTCTTGCGTTGCTCGGGGCATTGACAGGAGCAATTAAGGTCGCGGTTTTTCCAGTATTAGCTTTAGTAGCTGGTGGTGGTTTAGGTGATCTTGATGCTGCAATAAACACAATCGGGGAATCCGTTACAGCAAACATCAAAGATGTTATTTCATTTGCTGTTGCAGGGTGGCTCGGTGGAGCAGTTTATGGATATCTCATAAACATAGTATTGGGTTGGCGTAATGGATTAGATGTAGAAGTTAAGTAACTTTATCAATTATTTGATGGACGTTATCCCAAGACACCCTGTCTATTATTAGGCAGGGTCGTTTTTTCTCAGTAACCGAAATTCTATAACCATACACTTCTTCATGTGGACATACTATTTCATTTATAAAATCCCACAAGTGGGTTCTTTTTAACCAGTGAAAATACATGTCTTTGTTTTCTCTTTTAGCTTCCAATATAAATTCTTGCTGTGAAACTAACAGTAGTGCTCTTAGAGCACCGCTTTCGGAAGGCGGTTCAACTATCCCTTCGAAAAATATAAAGGGTACCATTTAATTATTTATCTTGAAAAAACAGGTTATTCTGATATAATTATATCAATGGCCAAATTTGATTACGATAAACGTAAACGCCAAGCTATAATAAAATCTGAAAATCTAAACTTTATAAGAGAACATTTCTCTTTTGAGAACGAAGGTGCACGATTTGCAAGAAGGTACGGTAGATATATGCCTGCAAGAACATATGTTATTACACCAGCAGGTAAATATGAAGTTGGTCTTACAGCTAATATTATAAAGTTTATTAAAAAAGAATTTCCTAATGAAAAAATACAATTAGAAAAGCCACTCCTAGAAGCAATTAAACCAAATATAAGTTTTGAAGAAGCAAAGCTAAGTTTAGAACTGAGGGATTATCAAACTGAAATTGTAAATGAGTGTTTAGACAAAGGTCGTGGTGTGGTAATGTTAGCAACTGCAGGGGGCAAAACATTAACCATGGCAAGTATGCTTGAACAGATATATCAAAAATCAAAACAAGATACATGGAAAGCTCTTATTATTGTTCCTGACTTAGGACTAGTAAATCAAACGTTTGATGACTTTACCAAATATGAATGCACTTTTTCTTTTGGTAAATGGACCGGAAATATACCCGTTGACATGACTAAAAATGTTATAGTTGCTAATTTAGGTATTTTACAAAGTGATAAAACCGATTTAGAATGGATACAGTATATAGACGTTTTAGTGATAGACGAATGTCATAAAGTAAGACGGTCAAATAAAGTAAACAAAATAATAAAAAGTATACAAACGGAAAACAAATTTGGTTTTACAGGTACGCTTCCTGATAACAATGCTGATCAATGGAATATTATAGGTAAAATAGGTCCTGTAATATATCAGAAAAAAAGTTATGAATTAAGAGTAGAACATTATGTAACTAATGCAGTAGCTCAAGTAGTAAAACTTCATTACAAAAAACAACCCAACTATGCAATAGATATTTCTGAACCTGGCGAGCGTTATCGACAAGAGTTTGAATTTTTGTTTGAAAATAAATTTAGAAATGGTATAATTAAAAAGTTATCAACAGGTGTTAAAAATAATTCACTTATATTAGTAGATTACATTAAACACGGTGAAGCACTTTTTGAAGAATTAAATAAAAATGATCAAGGAAAGAAAATATATTTTATAAGAGGTGAAGTAGATGTTGAAGAACGTGATAAAGTTAAAAGACTCATTGAGCGGGATAATAATATTATTTGTATTGCTATTAGCAGGATTTTCTCAACTGGCATTAGCATTAATAATCTTCATTACATTATCTTTGCTAGCGGTGGTAAAGCAAAAATTAAAATCCTTCAGTCAATTGGTCGTGGGCTTCGTTTGCACGAAAGCAAAAACAAATTAGTTATAGTTGATATTGCTGACCAGTTAAGGTATGGTCAAGCTCATTCTGATAAGAGAATAGATCTTTATACAGAGGAAAATATTAACGTTAAAATAAGCGACTTTTACGAGAAATAAACTAGTTGAACTTGTACAAAACTATAATATAATGATACTTAGCCATGCAAGCAAAAAAGCCTAAAAATGGAGTAAAAATTAAACCAAAGAGTAAAGAACATTATGTTAACTCAAAAGAATTTAAAGAAGCAATTGCAAAGTATTATACTACCGATGTTTGTAGTGAAGAATTAGGTGAAATGATTACAAAAATTGCTCATGGCTTGAGTTATGCACCGAACTTTATCAATTATTCATATAAAGATGAAATGATTGGTGATGCAGTAGTAAAAATGTTTACTGCTCTCTTTAATAAAAAGTTCAATTTAGATGCAACAGATTCTAATGGTAAGAAATACAACCCTTTTTCTTACTTTACAACTATTGCCTTCCATGCATTCATTAACAGGATTAAAAAAGAAAAACGTCACCACGAAGCTCTCAATGAATATAAAGAGAGAGTCTACGAGGAAGCTTTAAATTCAGGCGACGAAGCTGAACAAAAGGTGTATGTTAAACCTGTTAGTGAGGATGATATATTCGATTAATTATCCTACTGTACCTTGAGCTGTTACCTTCAAATTAGCAAGACTCCAACCGCCACCGTCACCACATAAGGTACCATGACCGCAATCTCCACCACTATCTTTATACCAATGTGGTTCGTTAATTCCAGGAGACCAATCACCATGATAAGAAGGTGTAAACCACCAACCAACTTCCATAGCGTCTTTCAACTTACTCATATCTAATGTATCACTACCAGGGTAAGCTGGTTCGTTCATATCAAATACGACGGCACTCTTTGAACCTTGTGATAAGGTAATGGTCATATTTGTATAATCAGCATTAAAGACTACTTCCATATGAAATGAACCTTGATTCGGGTCAATTATATCAACTAAATCATGTACACCAGCTGTACCAGCTGCGGCTTGCATTTCATCCCATTCCCAGCAAGGTGTATCAGCTGCTTGGGTAAATGAAACTTCATATCTTTGAGGTCCCTGTTTAGCATCTGCTAAATGCAAAGTGTGCTGAAACATTTTTTGACCATTTGTTTCAATAAAGTCGATTTCATTACAAAACGGGCATGGGTAGCCTGGGTCGCCTGGTTTAGGTTCAAATTCAGCATCACAATAGTTACCATTTCCTTTAGGTTGTGTGGCACTAGTAACTGCATAAAAAGCTGCATTCAACCAGTCACCTGTAAAATCACCCCGTTGCTTTAAAGCTGTTAAGTCAATATCAGCTTCTATTTTAGAAATGTTTTTATACCCTACTTTAGAACAAGCTCTTCCTGCTTTTACGTTTCCTGCAGTACCAAAACTAACTCCACCTGTTTGCACTACCGGATCAGCACCACAATTATTGTAATCAACATCAAATTCTACATCGTATTCTTGATCATCAGAATCGACTGCTTCTTCCTTTTCATCTTGAGGAAAATAACCAACCCAATAAACATAAGCTTTAGCATTAGGATCTTTAGAATCTGTTTCAAAATCAATTCCATCACCGGCAACGTCTCTAATCCAAATCTGACCAGGGCCAAATAAAGTTGCGTTTACAGATGTCGTATTGACTCCCCAACCTTCGGTTAAAGGCAAATGGGCTAAATTATTCTTAAATTCGATGCTTTGACTTACATGTTCTTCCATAGTAAGAGTATTTATGCTCTCTTACCGTTACGCGTAGTTCTTGAACTCATCCCATACTTTATAGAAACACTTAATATGTGATCTATCTTCGTCTCCAAAATCTACCCAACTAGGATCTCCTTTAATATCATGGTTCCATTCCTGGAATTCTAAACAAAATTGCTTTCTTAAAACGTGATATGCAGAAAGTATTATCTCTTCTGTAAAGAAATCAGTTTCTGGTGGTTTAGACTTACATAATAACAATAAAGCTTTTTCATAAAATTTAAAAAATTCTTCAAATTCGGATGGGTGTATACCCATAATACCACCTATTACCTGTTCACTTATACAACTATCTTCTTCTGATAGTCCATACTCTTTTTGTAGAAATTTTTGTAGCAAAGTTACATGGCTGGCATTATACCATAAATTGCCGTGCTTAACACCAATATATTTGTGTTCATCAATAAGATTGTTTATACCTTTTCCTATATCAGGTGTGTACATATTTTTCTCATTATATGGATAGTAAACTTTTTTGTTGAAGAAGTTATTAATTTCGACGCCACCCATACTTCTTGGGTTTAGTCCCCAGTGAGTTATACCAGAATCAACCCAAAGAAAATTATCTGTATCATACGGGTTATCATCTGCCACTTCTTTAACCCAATACATTTTTCTATGACATAATATTTCACATCTTGCATGAAAGAAACCTGGTTCGTCTGGATTATCTTTTTGTCTTTCTTTAGTCTCTTTTTCTTGCCATTTAATTGTTCTTTTTCTATGAGTACCTATCTGTTTTTTAAATTTAAAATCACCTATCTCGCTTACTACAAGTTTATGCTTATTAGGGTGTTCTATATACTCAAGATAGTCGAAATATTTTTTAAGTTTTGGATAACCTCTTTTATCGCAATATACAACCGTGGGTAGATTAAAATTATATATATTTTGAAAAGACGAGAAATAATATTGTTCTTGCCAACACCTACCTCCGAACTCTCCTTCTCTTTCACCGTAATATATTGCTGTAACAAGTGTTGTACTCATTTGTAATTATTATATCATATTTACAGTGAGCTCTGTAGATTTCAAACAACCTAAAATCTGTTGTATTTCAGATATTCATTTAGGTGTACATCAAAACAACAGTAGTTGGCATAAGATACTTTTAGATTGGGCAAATTGGCTCAACGGAGAACTTCAAAAAAGAAAAATAAAAGACATAATGATATGTGGAGACCTATTTCATTATAGGGACGAAATTGCCGTTAACAGTCTTCATGTTGCTAATGAATTTTTTGATATTCTTCAATCGTATAACATTGTTCTAATAACAGGTAACCATGATTGTTATTATAAAGACAATAGTCTTGTTAACTCTTTATCTATCTTAAAAGGTAGACCCAACTTAAACATAATAGATGAGTACTGTAATCAAACTCTTTTTGATAAAGACGTTACTTTTTGTCCATGGGGTACAAAAATAAGCGATATTAAACCTAACAGTGATATTATATTTGGACATTTCGAGTTATTAGACTTTAAAATGAACAATTTTAAGGTTTGTGATCATGGTGATTCACCTCAACAAATATTACAAAAAGGAAGCAAGGTTATTACAGGTCATTTTCACTTACGTGATAAACGAAAATATAAAAATGGTGAAATTTTATACTTAGGAAACCCTTTTGAAATGGATTTTGGTGATGCTGGTAGTACAAAAGGGTGGTATGAACTAGATTTTAATACTTTAGAAACAACATTTCATTTAAACAATATATCCCCAAAACATATTAAACTACCCTTAAGTGAACTTATAAAGCATGATGGTATAACAGATGAATTAAAGAGCACCGTTAAGGGTAATATTATTAAATTAGTGGTGGACAAAAATATACAAGCCGACGATTTGGATATAATAATGGTTTGTTTGAATAACCTTAAACCTTTTACGATTAACGTTGATTACGAAATTAATTTTAATAAGTTTTCTGTAGAAGGTGAAGTAGAATACGAATATTCGGGTGTCGACTATGAAACAGCTATCACCGATTTTGTTAGCATGTTAGATATTAACAATAAGAAAGACGTTATACAGTATACAATAGATTTATATAAATCATGCAAGGAATAGGTATAGTATTATTTACATTAGGTGGTAAAAACCTTAAGAGAGCCATGCGTGGCTTGACAGAGTTTTTAGATAACACCGTTATTGTTAATGACGGTAAAAAGGAATCAATAGACGAAAGCAAAGTAAAGAAATATATCAAACCTGCTTTTGTAAAATATCCATCTGCTTGTTATAATTTGGGTATTAGAGAACTTCTCAAAGACGAATCAATAGAACATATTTTTATAGTTCATGATACCATCGAAGTTATTGACGATACGTTGTTTCAAGACTATATTGATGTAGCAAACAAAACAAATTTAAAAACTCTTTATTTTTGTTCACCTTCTGATGATCCTAGAGGTACTTTCGATAATGAAAGACTAAAAATCAATATTGGCAAAGACAAAGAAATCACCCTTAACATGGGAACGTCGGGTGACTTGGTTTATATTCATAAAGACGTCTTTAAAAAGGTGGGGTTCTTTGATGAAAGATTTAGAGCTGCTGTAGAATGGTCTGATTTCTGTTATAGGGTTTCACAAAAAAATCTTTCTACACCCTTTCTTTGGTTCCCTCATTTAGACTGGGCTAGATCTAAGATGATTGTTTCAGATAATGCAGAAATGTATTCAGACAGCGTGGAAGATAGAATAATAAGAGGGTTAAAACTATTCCATATGAAGTATAAATGTCAGATTAGTGAATTAATTGATACATACTCTAAAAAAGACGTTATTAATAAACTAAAAAACAAAACTAGATCTTCTTAGTATTTTGTTTATAATTAAATCTAATGAAGCAAATCTTCTTCGAAGAAGTCTCTATTCAAAACTTTCTTTCTGTTGGTAACGATCCAGTAAAAGTCCAATTTAACCGTGGATTTAATATTATCACTGGTTCCAACAAGGATAAAGAAGATAGGCGTAACGGTGTCGGTAAAAGTACAATTGCAGATTCAATTAATTTTGCTGTCTTTGGTTCAACGTTAAGAGAATTAAAGAAAGAACTCATTCAGAACAACTTAACTAACGAAACTTGTTCTGTTACTTTAACTTTTAAAGTTGTTACACCTCAAGATACAAATAGTTATACCATAAGTCGTACTATTTCACCATCTAAATGTTACATTTACAAAAATGAACAAGATATAACAAGAGACTCCATTATAAACACCAACGAATATATTAAAGAACTTATCAATTGTTCAGAAGATGTTTTTCAAAACTGTGTAATCATGACAGTTAACAATACTGTACCATTCATGGCAAAGAAAAAAGTCGAAAAAAGAAAATTTATTGAAGGTATTTTTAATTTAGAAATTTTTAGTAACATGATTTCTAATCTTCGTAACGACTATAATGAAACTAAAAAGGATTTTGATATAGAATCTACACGATATGATGAAAATAGTAGTACGCTGGATAACTTTAAACAACAAAGACAAAATTTGCTTGGAGAACGAAATCAAAAAGTAACAAAATATAAAAATAGACAAGAAGATAATAAAAGAGCTCTTCTAGATATTAAAAGCAAAATAAAAACTATTGAAAGAGACGCTATCGAACAGAATGAAGAGCTAATTGTTAAAATAGAAAATAAAATTAAGGGTTTAGACGCACAAAGAGCTGATAAACAAACCCGTATTGGTAGAATTGCAGGACTTAAATCACAAGTAGAAGATATGTTATCTAAAATAGGTACCGATAAAGATACTTGCCCCACATGTCTTCGTGAAATAGACGAAAAACATATTGATCATATAAACAATGAAAAGAAAGCTATTGAAGATAAAATTTCTGGCTATGAAAAAGAAATAATCGAAGTAAAAGAACAAATTACCGAGATTTCTGAATTAGAAAATAAGCTTACAAGCGGTATACATAAGATTAGAAATAAAATAAAAACTATCAATAATGATATGTCTGATCAAAAAGTATTGAAACAAAAAGCTAAACAACTTTTAGAATGGCAACAACAATTAAAACTCGATATTAAAGAGTTAAAAACAGGGGACAGTAATTTAGATGATATAATAGACGAATATATTGGTAAAGTTAAAGAAATAAAAACCAAACTTGATAGTGTAAAAAGAAAAATCAATATGCTTGATGTTGTAAAGTATGTTGTATCAGAAGAAGGGGTTAAATCATACATTGTCAAAAAAATACTAACTGTCTTTAATCAAAAGCTAGCTTATTATTTGAAAAAAATGGATAGTAATTGTGTTTGCATTTTTAATGAATATTTTGAAGAACAAATAATAAACGAAAAGAATAAAATTTGTTCATATTTTAATTTTTCTGGAGCTGAAAGAAAAAATATTGATTTGGCTTGCTTATTTGCTTTTATGGATATAAGAAGGCTTCAAGGTGATGTTGCTTTTAATTTTAGTATGTATGACGAGCTTTTTGATAGTAGTTTAGATGAGAAAGGAGTCGATTTAGTTACTACTATATTAAGAGAACGTGTAGAAAAGTATAATGAATGTGTATATGTTATTAGTCATAGAAAAGAGAGCGTTAAAGCTGCTACAGGGGAGGTTATTTACTTGGAAAAGACAAATGGTATAACCCGAAAAGTAGAATATCGAGAAATTGATAAAGATTTAGAGTAAAATAAATACGACAACAATGTTTCAAACCCCCTTTCAAAACTCACCAAGACCTTTTGGATCAGCAAACCCTTTTCAAAGTAATTTTACAGTTGGTGGTAAAGCGTTACCTGCTCAAGAACCATCGAAGGTGCCAGATGTAGCTCATGCTGGGCAAATTCCTCGGTTTATGAATTATGTAGCTGATTATGGTGGGTGTGGGTTTTGGAGAGTACTTTGGCCAGAATATCTATTAAATGCAAGCGGTAAATGCATGGTACATACATCTACTTGCATGACGATGGACCCACAACACTATAGGCATTGTAAAGCATTAAAAATACAAAGACAAGCATCTGAAGATCATTATAAATTTACCCAACATTTAAAAGCAATTGCTGATAAACTGGAATTTAGATTAATTTACGAAATAGATGATATACCATTTAGAGAAGATATACCAGATTATAACAAATATAAATTTGCTTTTACAGATGATGATATAAGAGAAAATATTCAGAAGATTATGGAGTTATGTGATGAAATGACTGTTACATGTGAATTCATGAAAGATTATTTCACAGATAAATTAGGGGGTAAATTACCTATTACAGTTATACCCAACTGCGTACCTAAATTCTGGATGGGTAATTATTACAATAGAGATAAAATTGAAAGAGATTACGAAAAATATAAACGCAAACCGAGAGTCGTTTGGTCGGGTTCGGGTGCACATATTGACGTTGATCAAAGAGTTAAAGGTAAAGATGATTTCCATCATATAAATGATGCAGTAAAGAAAACAATAAATGATTTTCAATGGGTGTTTATGGGAGCAGTACCCCGTGAATTAGTACCTTATGTTGAAAACGGTAAAATAGAATTTCACCCTTGGGCTGAACTTTTTAATTATCCAGAAAAAGTTTATACACTAAATGGTAATATGATGATTGCTCCGCTTCAAGATAATAATTTCAACAAATCAAAAAGTGATTTAAAATATCTTGAAGCTGGTTGTTTTGGCTTGCCTATTGCATGTCAAGATATTTGTACATATAAAAACGCTCCAATCAGATTTAATACCGGGGATGAAATGGTTGATCAGATAAAAGCCGTGTTAGGTGACGAAAGACGGTTTATAAAAGAATCCGTCGGTGGTAGAAATTTTGCGGAGTCAAGATTTTTAGAAAAAGAAGAAAATATTGGAAAGTTTTTCGAGTCATATCAGTTTGCATATGGTTCTCCTCAACGTAAATACCTCAATTCTTTAGATGTTAACAAAGTTTAGTTGAAACATTCGCAGATTAATCTATAATAAATCTGTATGTATAGGAATGTAGTTTACGAGCCGTCATTGGAACAAATGCGATTGTTCACTTGGGATGAAGACGGGAATAGAATAGAAGTTTTACAAAGTTACAATCCATATCTTTATGTAGAACCAAAAGATAAGCGGCATTCAAATGCAACATCAATTTTTAAATCACCTTTACGTAAAATGGTGTTTAAAAGAGAGTCTGAAAGAAGACAATTTATTAGAAATAATAGCATTAAAAGACTTTTTGAAAATTTACCAATTAAACAACAATTTTTATTGGACAATTTTTGGCAAGTAAATGAAACAGACGACTTTATTAAACACCCAATTAAGATGTTGTTGTTAGATATTGAGACATATTCACCAGATGGGTTTCCAAATATAGAAAATGCAAATCATGCAATTAATGTTATTACAGTTTATGATAACTTAGAGAAAAAGTTTTATACTTGGGGTACAAAAGAATATAATGGTAAAGGTAGAGATGATGTAAAATACATTTATTGTGAAACTGAAAGGGTATTGTTTGCAAAATTTTTAGATTATCTAGAACAAGATTACCCAGATATATTAAGTGGTTGGAACTCTGAGTTCTTTGATATTCCATATATTATTAAACGTTGTGAACGTATTATGGGGGAAGAACAAATGAAAAGACTTTCACCTGTTAAGAATGTTTATTATAGAAGCTTACAAGGTGCTTTTGGTAGACAACAAATTAGGTGGTATATAGAAGGTATAGCATTGTTAGACTATTTGGATATATATAAAAAGTTTGCACCTTTGCGTGAATCATATAAGTTGGATGCTATTGGTGAACTTGAATTGAATGAACGAAAGATAGACTTTCAAGGTATGGACCTTGCAACATTGTCAGATGTTGATTGGGATAAATTTATTGATTACAACATTCAGGATGTAAACCTACTTGTACGTCTAGAAGAAAAATTACAATACTTAGGACTAATAAGAATGTTAGCTTATGTTGGGTGTGTAACTTTTGATGCAGCAATGGGTGCGTTATCTGTAATCAATGGTGCATTTTGTATACGTGCAAGACATAAACAACAAATAATTCCTACTTTTATTAGGGGTGAAGATACTGGAAAGAATCCTGGTGCATATGTTGGTGAACCTCAACAAGGGTTTCAAAATTACATATTATCTTTTGATGCAAATAGTCTATATCCAAATGTGATGATATCTTTGAACTTATCACCCGAAACAAAGATAGGGAAGATATTACAAAAAGACGATAATCAAATTGTTATGGAAATGGTAAGCGGTAAGGTAAAAGAATTCACTTATCCAATGTTTGCTAAAATGATAAAAGATTATAAACTTACAATATCAAAAGCAAATGTAGTATTTCATCAACAAGAAAAGGGAATGGTACCCGAAATTGTAGATTATTATTATCAAAAACGAAAAGTATTTAAAGATGAGTATACTGATCTAAGAAAGAAACATGCAGTAATGAAAAAAGATGATCCTGACTATGAACAAATTGGGATCGAAGCTCAAAGAGCAGGTACAAAACAGTTAACAGTAAAAATCTTAATTAACTCAATATATGGTTATTTTGGTAACAAGAATGCACCTATTGGTGACGATGATATTGCATCATCTGTTACATTAAGTGGTCAAGCAGTAATTAAACAAAGTAATGTAATTATTAGAGATTTTATCAAATTAAAAACAGGGTTAACAGATGAAGATTTAAAAAAGAAAGACCCAATTATTTACAACGATACAGATTCATCTTATGCATCAATTGAATTGTTGATTAAGCATTTAGGATTGAACTTTAAAAATGAAAAGGGTGAAGTTCACGACGACATTTACAATATTGAAGATGAATTAGTAGAATATCTAAACCAACAAATAATGATATGGGGTAAAAAATCCTTTAATAGTAAAGATTGTAGGTTTGTATTTAAACGTGAATGTATTGGTGAGGTGGGTGTGTTCTTGCAGAAGAAACGTTATGTGATGAACATACTCGATGATGAAGGTGCTAAGATAAACAAAACAAAATATACTGGGGTAGAGGTAGTAAGAACCACTTTGCCTAACTCATTAAAACCTCATATGAAAAATGTAATTGAGATAATGCTTAGTACTCAAGATTATCAAAAAACAAATGAAGCTATGAAAATAGTTTATGAAAAATTTAAAAGTTTACATATTACTGATATTGCAAGTGTAATGGGATTAAAAGGGTATGAAAAATACGCAGGTCAATGTGAGGGTATGAAGACAGTAAAGGGTATGCCGATACATGCAAAAGCAAGCTATTTTTACAATCAATTGGTAAAATTGCATAAACTTGATAAAAAATATGAACTAATTGGTTCAGGAGATAAGGTTAGATTCTTTTATGTAAAGAAACCAAACAGATATAATGTAGACTCTATAGCATACAAATATGAATGGCCTGTAGAATTTGAAGAATTCTTTAAACCTGATTATGATAAGATATATCAAAAGTTAATCTTTGCTCCTATCGAAAGATTTTATAATGCAGTAAATTGGAAGTGTTATTTACCAGGCCAAGCAGTCCAATGTGATTTGTTTAGTTTGTTATCCGAATAAAAATATGAGTAAATCTGAAAATAGATTAAAATTAAACGAACTAATGCCAGAATTAGCTGGTGAAGTATCTTCTTTTTTTGAAGATCTCGAACAAACAAAAACGGTAGACGAAACTATTTTTGTTATGGTACCAAGTTACAGGGATAAAGACCTTGATAATACGTTAACGGATTTATACCAAAAAGCAACCAACCCTGAACTACTAACTGTTTGTGTTTTTGATCAGTCTGAGCATGACGGCTATGTAAATTTTGATAAAACCAATATGCATTATATACATACTAATTATAGAAATGCAAAAGGTATAGGCCATGCAAGAAATATGATTCAAAATTTTTATAACAACGAAACTTATTTTTTGTCTATTGATTCACATATGAGATTTACTCAAGGATGGGATGTAAAGTGTAAACAAATATATAAAACTTTAAAAGACGATAATTGGAATCCTATAGTTACTAATTACTGTAATGAATTAGTTTATGATCATGAAATAGACTTATATCCTGATGATGTAAAAGAACAATTTACAAAAATTGATAATTATTATATTAAAAAAGACGAGTTAAGTTATATTGACATTAAAAAATACACAGACTATGATGGAAAGAGAGCTCGAAAAACTCCTGAAGATGTAGAAGGTGAATATAGGATGTCAGCTTGGATGTCTTTGCATTTTGCATTTACAGAAGGGGTATTTTTAAGAAGGATGGGTTTTGATCCCGATCACTTTTTTTCTGGAGACGAGTATAATATGACACTTAGATCTTTTACTAATGGTTATGACTTAATAAGCCCTTATGAACCGATTATGTATCATCATTATCGAAACGATTCATATAGAAATGAACCAGCAAACTATATTGTTGATAATAAAAAGTGGGCTGATTTAGATTCAAAAGGTATTTTAAAAAATAAACTTTTAACTTCAGGAGAAATCTGCACATGGGGTCTTGGTGATAATAGGGATATAGATTCGTTTTTCAAATATATGAGAGATAAATCTGGTAAAAAATTGTCAGTTGATTTAGATTGAGAGTAGATAAAATATTGGTATGAATCTTAAGATTTTTGTTGATCAAGTCGGACGCACGGTGATTGGTGAATTACAAGACGATAGTGATACTACAGTCGTGCTTAAAAATCCATGCACAATCTTTGTGCAACCAAATGAAGCTGGGCAATTACAGGTACAAACAGTACCTATGTTTTTTAGAGAATTTCTTACCGATAAAGGTAGGGAAGAAGGCACAATTTGGACTTTTAATAAGTCTACTATCATTGATAGTGATTGTGCTGAACATCTGGACGATAAGTTGATAAACCAATATAAAGCCATTATTACAAATTTAGGTGCATCAGATGTACCTGAGGAGGCTGAAGAGGCTGAAGTAGTAAAATTGTTTGACGATTAACAAAAAACATCATGTATTGGTAAGCGCCCTTAGGGGCGCTTTTTTTTCTTGATAATTTAGATTCTTATATTATAATGTCTTCTATGAAAGCATTCTTAAATTATGAGTATATGATTACTCCCGGTGTTCTTAAGATTTTATCTTACATCGGTATGGTGTTAGCGGTTATTGTTGGTTTGTTTACTGCCTTTACAGCTGATTTATTCGCTGGACTTGGCACAGCAGTTCTTGGACCAATCGTTGTACGTATATATGCAGAACTAATGCTCGTCATCTTTGAGATGCATAAAGAGCTAAAGAAGATAGCAGGTAGGTAGAAAATAAAAACATAGAGCGTCCTTAGGGACGCTTTTTTCTTCTTGATGACCGTGGTTCATATTATATAATTCTTGTATGGCAAAAGATCCTATTTCAGATGTATTTTCAAGTTTAGATAAACTTAATCCAGAAGCCACCTATCTTAGTGAAAATGCTTTATCAAATGTCGACACCTGGTATGATACTGGTTGTTATGCATTGAATGCTATTGTTGGTGGTAGTTGTGTTAAAGGCGGTGTACCAAAAGGAAGATTAGTTGGTTTTTCAGGACCTTCACAATCAGGCAAAACATATATTATTAATAAGATTTTAGGTAATGCTCAAAAAATGGGATTACACCCTGTTATATTTGATACCGAATTTGCTGTAGATAAAGATAGTACTGAAGGGGTTGGTCTTGATGCAACAAAGACAAAATATGTTCCAGTTTATACAGTAGAACAATGTCGAAATCAGGTAGTGGCTCTTCTAGACAGTATCATTGAAAAGGGGTTACAAGGTAAATTTATTGTTAGTATTGACTCTTTAGGTAATTTAGCATCACAAAAAGAAGTAGAAGATGCAGCAAAAGACAAAAGTGCTATGGATATGGGGTTACGAGCTAAACAACTCAAATCTATGATGAGAATTCTTACATATAAAGCTGGGTTGTCTGGTACCACAATTTTGTTTAGTAACCACACATATGATAATCCTGCCGCTTTAATGCCTACTTTAGTTAAAACAGCATCTGGTGGTAGTGGACCACAATATATGGCAAGTGTACTAATACAATTGGCCAATAAAAAAGAAAGACAAGATGCATCTAACGAAGATGATGAAATGTTATCTGAAGCTCGTAATTATTCGGGTGCAACATTACGGTTTTTAACCACTAAAAACCGGTTTGTACCACCATTTTTACAAGCTGAAATATATCTTAACTTCCGTACTGGTTTAGATAGGTACAGTGGCTTAAAAGACATGGCTGTTAATCATGGGATATTAACGCAGACCGGTAGTACTTTTCAAATAGGTATCGAGAGTAAGGACGGAAAACGTAAACCGGGAGACAAAATTGGCTACTATAAAAATTGGAAAAAGGATAAAGAACTTTGGGAAAATTTCATCATTCCTGAGTTGGATAAGAAGTTGAAATTAGTGTATAGCTACGGTAAATAAGGACATGGCAAATATTGCTATCTACGGTTCGCATAACGGTGCGATTGCTTTAGAAGATAACGGTGAATATTATGTTATTGAATTCGAACGGTTCTTTAATATAAAAAATATTGGTTTAGCTCAATATAAGCCGTTAAAATTTAGAGAAGAAGCTGTTTATGCAATCTTACAATACTTGGAGAAGGAGTTAGGTTATTCAGCTCCTTTTGATAATTTACTTCATATTAATACTGAATGTGTTCACGATGACATAACATATAGTTACAAGGATTTTATTCCTGCTAAGAATGTACTTGAAGGTTGGCATCATCACGCTCACGCAACTGGGTCGTTTTATCAATCTAATTTTCAAGAAGCTATTATCTTTAGCTTTGATGGTGGTGGTAATGATGGATTTTTTAATATTTTTACTGCTGATCGAAAGAACGGTGTAACTTATCTCGATAAGACTAACCCAGCTGATAGAACAGATTATGATCACGATTTTGGGTTTCCTTATATGTGTTTTGCTCATTTTTGTCCAGATATAAGACAAGAATGGATATCAGACGGTAATTTAGTTTATAGTGGTAAAATAATGGGGCTGTGTAATTATGGTAAAGTTAATAAAGAATGGTTACCACATTTTAAAAGATTTTATTATTCTAAACCTGATGGCGAAAATTATCTAGCAAAGCTAAAAGAACACATTACACATAATTGTGGTTTAGTTTTTGATGAAAATAACAGATTACAAAAAGAAGAAAGTTGGGATGTTGCAGCAACTTCTCAAGCTGCCTTTGAAGAGTGTTTCTTTGAAGTAGTAGATCCATATTTGAAAAAATACGAAGACTTACCTATTATTATAACTGGTGGCTGTGGTCTTAATATTTTGTTAGCTACTAAGATTAAAGAAATGTTTCCAAATAGACCAAGCTTTGTAGCACCTAATACAAATGACTGTGGTATAGCTGTTGGTTTGTTAGCTGGGTGGACAAAACCTGAAAACCCAATTGATATAACATATGGTGGTATGGAGCTTTTAGATAAAAATACATACCCTGCTTGGATTGAAAGTAATTCAGCTAAACCACTCGACTTTACAATTGTAGCAAACGAACTAGCTAACGGAAAAATATTTGGTTGTGCTAGAGGTAGGTGCGAACACGGGCCTAGAGCTTTAGGAAATAGATCTATTTTTTGTAATCCAGCATTCCCAGAAATGAAAGACATTCTCAACTTTAAAGTAAAAAATAGAGAATGGTACAGACCTTTTGCTCCAGTTTGTAAGTTGGAAGATGTATCAAAATATTTTGAATGGGAGGGTGAAAGTCGTCATATGCTTTATTGTCCGAAAGTAAGAGATGAATGGAAAGAAAAACTTTCATCAATTGCTCATATTGACGGTACTGCAAGAGTACAAACCGTAACAAGAGAACAAAATGAGTTCTTATATGATTTAATTACCGTTTTTGAAGAAACGGCTGGTCATGGAGTTTTACTAAATACTTCATTTAACATAGCCGGTAAACCTATTTTGAATACTATTTCAGATGCAATGAAAGTCTTAGAATCTACTCAAATGGACTATCTTATTATAGAAGACTTTTATTATGGTAAGCATTGGTAATTAATTTATACTATTTTATATGAATAAAGCTGTAATGATTTTTAGTGGTGGTATGGATAGTGCTGCCATGTTAAGAATGGCTCAATTTTCATCTGGTGAACTGCATTGTTTAACTTTTGATTATGGTCAGAGGCATAAACGTGAATTAGAATGTTCAAAATTACAAATTGAACACGCTAAGTTAGTTAGTTTTAGTCACAATTTTGAAGATTCAGATGTACAACATAAAATTATAGATATTTCATTTTTAAAAGAAATGTTGACTTCAAGTTCACTAACTAATGAAGAAATTGATAATCCTGATGTTAAAGATATGGTTGGTGAAGCACAACCAGTAAGTTATGTACCGTTTAGAAATCAAATGTTTTTATCTATGGCTTGTGCATATGCAGAGTCAATTGGTGCTAATACAGTATTTCATGGTGCTACATTAGTAGATAGTTTAGCTGGTTATTGGGATGGAAGTGAAGAGTTTAGAGAACATTTTCAAACGTTAATATCATTAAACAGAACAAACGAAATAAAATTAGAATGTCCTTTACTTCATATGGATAAAAAAACCATAGTAGAATATTGTGCAGGAAGTAGGGTAGATTTAAAGCACACTTATACATGTTATAGTGGTGAAGAAAAATCTGATGCAAGTACACCTAGTAGTGCTTTACGAATAAAAGGTTTTGCAGAAGCAGGGTTTATCGACCCAATTCCATACAAACAAGATTTAACAGAATATTGGGCAGAAAATAATTGTAAACCGTTTCCTGTTGACGAAGTGTTCGCTGATAGATACGGAACAAGAGGACCATAATGCATATATTTGATAAAGAAGAAATAGCAAAAACAGGTTACCCCGACGGTACTGCATATTCATCACATAGACCATATTTGGAATATATAGTCGATTTTTTATACGAAAAAAATGGTGGTAAAAAACTTAATATTTTAGAATGTGGTACAGGTCATGGTAGTAGTGCGTTTTTTAGTGAAATAACAAAAGCAGAAAAAGCTAAAGTTTGGGGAATAGAGTATCACAACGTCGGACCAGATTGTTGGTTTGATACTATGAAAAAAGAATATAGTAATGACAATTACAATATTACTTTAGAAGCACAAGGATTGTTTGTTTTTGGAACACCTTATTTTGAAAAGTTAGACGACCATTATGATATAATTTTTGTAGATACCAGTGCTTATGAAAATAGAGCTAACTGGGTAAAATTTTCGGGTAGTGGTAGAGCTAAGGTTGTTGTTTTGCATGACAGTGAACATATGCATAGATTTAAACCTTGGTTATTAGATTTTGTAAATGATGAGTATGATTATGTTTACGATTCGTGGCCTATTCAAAACCCCGGTACTTTATTTGCAAGTAATATTGATCTTAAGTGTAATTTAAATTACGAAGGAAGAAAAGATGATATGCCTCATAAAGAGGACCATGAAGAAATAGAACCGACACAATTTGGGTTCCCTATTCAGAAACACGTTTAATAATCTTCAAGATCGGGCTCTGTTTTATCTTCTGCACTAAAATCTTGAAAAGCTTCAATTTCACCTAATTTATCAGGATCGACTTCATCCATTTCTGGTTCGTCTTCACCGAAAACTTCATCAAGAAGACCTACCAGGATCATATCTTTTAAGATTTTTTCGACTTCACCCTTATCTTCTATTTTAGAAGCAAAATCCATTATTTCTTTGGCTGTAGTTGGCCTAACTTCTACAAAACCAACAATATCTTTTTGTAACCCTCTTAAAGGTGTTTCGTACGCTTTATCTGCAACTTGAAATTTACGTTGTCCTAAAGCAACCTTACCTTGTGAAGCTTTTTTAAATCTAGTAGCCCTACTTCTTGCTCCACCACCACCTCGAATACCCTTTATTCTCATCATCATTTCATAATAAGATTCTTTTCTTTCTTCCCCAGTATCCGGATCGATAACAGTTTTTCTTACTCTGTCTTCAAATTGTTTTTTTCTTCCTTCTGTTAAAGAATGTTGATAAGATTCTAAAAGAAATACGGTATCCTTATCTTTCATATTGAATTATTTATTAGATTCTATATAATATAAACAAATGTGTGCAATATTTGGTAGTTCGGAGAGACAACGGTTTATTTCTTTATATGAACTTAATAAAGATAGAGGTGGTTATGCATCTACTTTCTGTGGTATAAAGGATGGTAAAATTAACGTCTATAAGAACAAACTATTTGATCTAGATAACGTGTACTTAGAAGATTGGGATTATTATCTAGGTCATCATCAAGCACCAACTAGTAGAGTAAGAAATTATGCTGAAAAAACTTCACACCCATTTAATTATGGTCGGTGGCATGTAGCTCATAATGGTGTATTGACTAATTATAGAGACGTAACAGAAGCTAGTGATACAAAGGATATAGATACATCTTACATTCCAGCATATATGGAAGAATTAGACCACTTACCAGTAAAATGGGATGATAAACAAATTTTAGAAGAAACATTTACATCATTTAAAGGAACCCATACATGTTGGGTTTGGGATGAAGAAAACAGTACATTGTATTTAACAAAAAATGGAAGTACGTTGTTTTCAAACAAAACAGAATTTTCATCTGTTAAGTTCGACGGTGGTAAATCATTATTAGATGGATATGTATATAAGATGCACGACGATAAAGCGTTTTTAGAATTTGTAAAATTTGAAGACAGTAATCCTTTTGCAGTATTCTAATATTATGTCAGATTTATTTGATTACAGAGAGTCGTTAGATGAGAGCAATCGTGGAATATACGATTTATTTGAAAAGTATAAACCCGAATCGGGTATCTTTATAGAAACAGGTTGTCATTTAGGTGGTGGTCTAGCAAAAGCTATACATGCTGGATTTACTACTTTATATTCCTGTGATATAAACATGGAAAGAGTTGAAGCTTCAATTGAAAAAGTCTCTGAACTTGCTCAATATGGTGCAACCGTAGACCCGTATATATACAACTGTCATTCAATATCATTTCTTCTCCAGGTTTTGCCAATTGTAGAAGAAGAAGCTCTATTTTGGTTAGATGCACATGATGAAGGCGGTGGTGTACCAGTATTAGAAGAATTAGTTCAAATTAAGGAACTATTTAAAAATAGAAAGAGTACAATCATGATTGATGACGTTCCATTGTACCTTAGTCAAGAAGGTATAGACAAACTTAAAGAAACCATTCGTGAAATTAACGAAGATTATGAATTTGAAACTCTAACAACTAATAAAGGGGGAAATTACGTTATTGTTGCTTCCATAGTTGAAAAAGAGGAAAAGTAGCTATAATACTGATATGAAGACAGCGTTAGTATGTGGCGCCGGGGGGTTTATTGGTAACCACCTGGTAAATAGACTTAAAAAAGAAGGTTATTGGGTACGTGGTGTGGATCTTAAGTATCCAGAATTTAAACACTTTTCTTCCCCGAGTAAAACAGCTGCAGACGAATTTGTAACTACAGATTTAACTGATCAGCGTGTTGTCGATAGAGTTATAAAAACAGGAGCCTATCATAGCTCTGTACCTTTACAGTACCAAGAACAATTTGACGAAATTTATCAATTAGCTGCTGACATGGGTGGTGCTGGTTATATCTTTACAGGTGAACATGATGCAAACGTCATGAGAAACTCAGCTACCATCAATCTCAACGTTCTCAATTCAGTAAACAAACTAAACCAGTTTGTACAAACGCCATGGTATAACGATTCACGGGTATATGAATATAAACCAAAAACAACAAAGATATTTTACAGTAGTTCTGCATGTATGTACCCAGAACACAATCAATTAGATCCAGATAACCCTAATTGTGAAGAGTCTTCAGCATACCCTGCTGCACCTGATAGTGAGTATGGTTGGGAAAAGCTATTTTCAGAAAGATTATATTTAGCCTATCAAAGGAATTATGGTATTCCGTGTGCTATTGCTAGATTTCATAACATATATGGCCCTCAAGGAACATGGCAAGGTGGGAGAGAAAAAGCTCCTGCAGCTATGTGTAGGAAAGTAGCGTTAGCTAAAGAAGGCGAAGATATTGAAATATGGGGTGATGGTACCCAAACACGTTCTTTTTTGTATATTGACGAGTGTATAGAAGGTATAAGAAGATTAATGGAGTCAGATTGGTCCGGACCAGTAAATCTTGGGTCAGACGAAATGGTGACTATTAATCAGTTGGTGGAAACAGCCGAAACCGTTGCTGGTAAGAAACTCGGAAGAAAACACATCGATGGACCACTAGGTGTAAATGGAAGAAATAGTGATAATAAACTTATTCAAGAAAAATTGGGTTGGGCTCCTCATTACCCACTTATAAAAGGCATAACTCAAACCTACGATTGGATTTATGATCAAATCAACAACGAAGACCCTCAAGGTTGATGATTTGTAGTCTTAATCTATCATAGTTTATATGTCTGATAATTCACTGGACTTAGAATACTACGAAAATGTAGTACTGTATAAGAGTATTACTGATCCAAGATATCTCGGGTCCATAATTGATCATATTCAACCAAGGTATTTCGATAATAAAAATTTTAGGAGCATTATTTCTATAATAAAAGCCTTTTTTATTAAGAGACAAACAATACCAAGTGCAACAGAAATAGCTTCTTATTGTACTACACCTGAATTAAAAATAGATCTCAAAGAAACGTTATTAAAAATAGATCAATTAGATAAGACCTTTAACACCGACGAACTTTACAGTAGTACAGAACGATTTTTAAAAGAAAAATCTGTGTTTCATACGATGTTAGACGTTGCTGATGACTGTGCTAAAGGTAAAGTCGACCCAACTCTTATATTTGACAAGTTTGAAAAGTGTTGTGGTATTAATTTATCGGTAGATATTGGTTTTGACCTATTAGTTGATCATGAAAAGTTAATTGATAGCTTGCAAATTGATGAACCAACAATACCATCAGGGTGGGAATGGGTGGATGATATGTTAGATGGTGGTTTCTTAGAAAATGGAAGGTCAATCTATGTGTTTGCTGGTGAAACTAACGTAGGTAAGTCTATTTTCTTGGGTAACATAGCAGTAAACATGGCTAAACAAGGGAAAACCGTGTTAGTTGTGTCACTTGAAATGAGTGAACTAATGTATGCAAAGAGATTAGCTGGTAATTTAACAGGAATAGAAATAAACAGCTTAAGACATGAAATACCCGAGTTAAGAAACAAATTAGAAAAGGAAGTTACACAAAACCCTTCTGGAAAGATACTTATTAAGGAATTTCCACCAAGTACTATAACAGCATCACAGTTAGGGGCGTTTATGCAGAAGATAGAACAAAAAGGCATAAAGATTGATGCTTTAGTTCTCGATTACGTCAATTTAATGCATTCACCTATAGGTAATAACAGTTATGAACGTGTAAAATATGCAACAGAACAAGTTAGAGCGTTATCTTACACTCATAACTGCCCTATTATAACAGCAACACAGTTAAACAGGTCGGGGTACGATACACAAGACCCGGGATTAGATACTATTGGTGAAAGTATGGGGCTTGCTATGACAGCTGATGCCATATTCTCTATTTTTCAGAACGAAGAAGACAGGGGCTTAGATCAAATAAGGTTGGGTGTAATGAAAAATCGATTTGGTCCAAACTTCGGTGCTACAGAAATGAGTATACACTACCCAACGTTAACTATTAGTGATGGTGGTGGTGAAGATCTTGGAGCTGCAACAGCAAACGTGATGGGTGCTATAGAGGCTTTAGCCAATGGTTGAGTATTCATCCAAAAATCATAATTATCTTAATGAACGGTAAAGATTATGTATTTACTGATTCGGATTTAGACGGTGTTGGTAGTTTACTGGTGCTAAGGTGGCTATTGGGAAAGGAAGTACCTTTCAAAACCACCACTCATAAGAATTTTAGAGAGGATTTTGTTAATTTTCTCAGTAGAAATAAAATTTCCGAATTTGATACAATCTATATATGCGATTTAAATGTTAGTGATCACGGAGATTTACTTAATCATAAAAATATTGTTGTTATTGATCACCATAATGGTAAAGACAATTACAATGAGCATACAAAGCCTACTTTAGTATTAGATAGCGACTATACTTCTACTACAAAGTTGGTGTTGAAGCACCTTCTTGACACCGTTCCTAATTGTACCTCTAATTTAAACAAACAAAAAGCTAAATTAATTGAATTAGTTGATGATTACGACTGTTATCGTTTAGCTCACAAAGAAAGTCTTGGTTTAAACTTCGTATTATGGAGTTATACAGGTAGTAGAGTAGAAAAGTTTATAGATGAATTCTCAGATGGGTTTAGCGAGTTTACTTTACACCAGAAAAATATGATTTCGTTAGCTAATAAAAAGATTAAGGACCATATCATTAACGGTGAAGCTTATTCTTTTAATACGAAGATAGATAACAAAGAGTATAAGCTTATTTCTACTGTTTGTTCTTTTCACATTAACGAAGTTGCATCTGCTATACTAAAAAGATACAATTCCGATATAGCTTTTGTTATAAACACCAAATCAGGAAGCGTTAGTATAAGAAAACGTGCTGGTGTACCTGTAAATTTAAACAAACTAGCAAATAAACTAATAGATGGTGGTGGTCATACTGATTCAGCTGGAGGAAAGCTGACAGAAACATTTTTAAAGTATACCAAACTGTTTTCCCTTGAGTCATGAAGTACGAAAATCATAATCCAGTAGAACACACACATAGTAAAGAGATGGCTCATGCGTTTATGGGGTTTTGTTCCTTTGTATCAATACTCAACAACAAAAAAGTCAATCTTCCTAATATCTTTATATTACTTTTAAAAGATCAGAAGCTTAGAAGCCTATTCAAAGAACAAATTGATATAGATACAGACTTTGAAATGGTGAAACTGTTTTTATTTTATGATCCTTCTTTACATAAAAGCAAATATATCATGAAATACATTAATAGCAGTAAAAATAAATTGATTCATTAGTGGAAACGTCTATAATTTATTAGTGACTGATTTCGAAAAACTAATTTATAATACCCATTTAAAGGTCAGTCGGGTTTCTAAAAATAAACCTTATAAATTCAGAAACAATTTCGATAATATAGATGATAACAAGAGATTTTTATGTAAAAAGTTAGCTCATTTTTTTGCAAAACACAATAACATTAATATTGACAGGTTCTTTTTAGCTCCTTTCAAGATCTACCAAGATAACCCTACTTTAGATCTAAAATTTTACACTTCTTTAAAGGCATGTAAGCTTTATTTTGATTATGTTAACAGTTTGAACAGATCAGAAATAAATTCTAAAGAAAATAAGGAGTTCTTCCTTAATTCCGGGTTGTTTATTACGAAATATTGCAACAAACATAAGATTAAATGGGATGATTACATAACTCATAAAGAAAACAAGACCGATACACTAAATTCCTTCTTTTCTCATCTTAAATCAGGAGATGTCTCCGTTTATTTGCTATATTCCTTTCCAGAATTTTCGAGAGAGTTTAAAAAAGCAGATCGAGAAGTGGTAAACATGATGCTAAAAGATGTAATTGATGATATCAGTTTGTATCGAGTAAAATACTACAATATTAAACCAGAATTAAAGGATCATTTTAACAAGATTATAAATCTATGCAAAGAAAAAGTGGATACATTAGTAGATTAATATATAATTATGGAATGGCAATTGGTATTGCCATAGCGAAAAATAACGAACAATAATAATATTAAAATAAATTATGGCAGATATAAAAAAACTATTCGAAAGTATAAAGGCTGAAATGACAAAAGACTCCGGTCAGACAAATCGTTCTCAGTTTTTAAGAACAGAAGTTGGTAATACTTATACAGTGCGACTATTACCTAATGTGAAGGATGCAAATAAAACATTCTTTCATTATTATACGCACGGGTGGACTTCATTTGCTACCGGTCAATACATTAATCAGATAAGCCCACAGACGTGGGGTGAGCGTGATCCAATTGGTGAAGCTCGTTATCGTATTACTAAGACCGGTACAGAAGAAGAAAAAGAGAAGGCTAAGACGATATTGCGTCGTGAAAACTGGATGGTAAACGTTTACGTTGTAAATGACCCAGTTAACCCAGATAATAACGATACAGTTAAGTTGTTGCGTTTTGGTCGACAGTTACATAAGGTGATTATGGAAGCTATGCAAGGTGATGAAGCCGAAGAATTAGGCCCACGCATCTTTGATCTCGGTGAAAATGGATGTGATTTTCGTATTAAGGTTGAGAAGCAAGGCGACTTTCCTACATACGTATCATCCAAGTTTGGTATGCCTAAAGCAATTCAAGGCATGGATGACAACAAAGCAAAAGAAATCTACGAGAGTATAACTGAGCTTGAAAGTGTCTTTACTGTAAAAAGTTTTGATGAGCTCAAAGAGACCTTGAACGAGCATTTCTACTGCTTAAGTACAGATGATGTTGCAAATGCCTCTACTAGTACAACTATTATTGAGAATAAAGCAACTGAAACTTCGACACCTACTGAAAAAAGTGAACCAGTATCAAGCACGACGAACAATGACGATAGCGACGATGATGATATTGCTAACTTGCTCAATAGTCTAGAAGACATCAAGTAATGGATAAAGGACCTAAATTACCGCCAGGTGAACCGACTAATGCTGATATAAATGTACCGCCGGTAAACCATAGCGCTGGTTTAGATCCAGGTTTAGATCCGGGTGCAGGGCAACCTGCCCCGGATGATCCTTATGGTGATGCAATGGCCATAAGGGGTCTTTTTGGTGCTGTACATAATGATTTGAGTCAACTAAATGAACATCTAGTTGGTGAAGCTTCAGGATTAAAAAGAGCGGACGTAAACAAAGCAAGAATGGATGCGGACATTCTCAATCTAATGGGACAAAAACCTGCACAGGCCCCACCGCAACAATTTCCACAACAACCAGTACCAGAACAGATACAACAACAATTTCCTCAACAAGTACAGCCACCGGTACAACAACCTCAGCCTCAAACGCAACCAGGACCCACTTCAGAAGAAAATTTTTACGATCCAAATCAATTAGAATTTGCTTTTGATAATTCAGCTACTGCACACGACATAAATGATAAATTGTTTTCACTAGAGGAAAAAGTAGCAGCCAATAATAAACTTTTGAAAAAAATTATAAAGTTATTGGAACAAGATACCAAAAAAAAGTAAGTTGTACCTCTAAGTCTAAAGGCTATAATAAGTTATGGTCATTAATATCAAAGATAAAAACCAATTTATAGCATCTTATTTGCGTCCAATTAGCGCATTAACCGACGCAGTAATATTAAAAACTAATGACAACAAATTAGAATGTATAGCAAACAACGAGCAGGGGTTAATTGTTTATGCATCTTATAAGTTGGATGTGGAATCAGATTTAGTCTTCAACATACCAAATATTAAAAAGTTAGAAAAGATTTTATCGTTTATTGAAGGCGATGAAATTGATTTAAACTATAAAGAAAATTCTCTATCTTATAAAGACAAAAAGATGAGATTTAAATATCATTTTCTAGATGATAACATTATTCAAGCTCCTAAATTAAGCGTGCAGAAAATTATGAGCTTACCTCATGATGTAGAATTTAATATGGACTCATCAAAAATAGGCGAGCTAGCAAAAGGTGCTGCATTTGTTGCTGAGTCTGAAAAACTTTATATAAACATTTCAGATGGTAAAGTGTTTGCTGAAATAACAGACAGGGCTAATTCATCTGTTGATAGTTATTCAATTTTGATTAATGAAAACGCTGCCGATGTAAAGGAAGTTAGCTTTCCAGTTCATTTTGATATAGTAAGACTATTAGGGGCGACAAATCAAATAAGAATTAAAGTAAAGATTAATACAGAACAAGGATTAAGTACTTTTGAACTACAAACAGAACAAACATTATTGAAATATGTTGTACCTGGTTTGCAAGTATGAGGAATAAAATAAAGACATGTGGTTATTTTAAAAAACGTTTGAAAGATAGCGGGTTTATCGTACTAGATGTCTTTAAAAATTTTAATGACTACGATAAACGTAAGTGGTGCCTTCTTATTAACCCGGGTGAAGAGTCTATCTTGTGTACTTGTTATGTAAATTATGACAATGACGTGTCTGTAGCGTTTGAATTTAATGATGGTGGGAGAAAAATACCAAAAAACTTTTTTATGGCCACACCATCAATGGAATCAATTATTTCCCAACTTATCGTTACATGGGGCGTAAATAATAATAACAAAAGCTCAAATTATTATAAAAAACGATGAGTAAAAAAAGCAAAAACGAAGGACCATCACCCACACCGTTACCAGATGACAATAATATTGACAATTTAACGGAAACCGAAATAAAAAAAGCTTTTGAATCGTTAGTAAAACGGAAATTTTCTAAAGAACAAAATCAACAAGCAAATAACTACAAAGAACTGGATAGAATACTAAAAGAGTACATGGAATGTTGTATTATTTTAGGTTATGACACCAAAGGAAATGGTATTGTAAGAATCATTCACGATAGTCACTTGCAAAACGACGCACTACATCATTTATTACAGAAAGTCGTTATTTCACAAGTAGGTCCACCTGGTTTTATGGGTGGTAATTCCTTGGAGTGATCTTAATATATTGATATGGCTAATACAAAAGTCCTCGTAGTGGGGAAAGGTTTCATCGGACAGCAAATGTCCAATTTTCTTGCAACTGATGACAAATTAGAGGTGCATCAGATAGACAGCTCCCAAGTAAACTACCGTGATTATAATACCCTTTGCAACTTTTTAGAAGATTTTGCTGAAAACGGTACTCAATTTGACGCATTAATTAATGCTGCCGGCTATACCGGAGAAAAAAATGTGGACGACGCTGAAAAAGAAAAAGAATTAGTGTGGTTGCTCAATGCAGTACTACCAACAACTCTTGCTTCAGCCGCTCAAGCGTCTAACATACCATATTTTTTCAACATTTCATCAGGGTGTATCTTTACGGGTTATACAAAACCAGATCCTTTTGTTGGTTACACAGAAGAAGAAATTCCTAACTTTGGTTTGTTTGATGACGATTCATCTTTTTATAGTAAGACAAAGCATGCGGGTGAATTAGCTTTAACTTCTAGTTTTAATTGCTACAATCTTCGAATCAGAATGCCAGTTGGTGAAATTTATCACAAAAAAAATCTTATTTCAAAGATGCTAAAGTATGATACGATTCTAAATGAAGATAATAGTGCAACATATATGTACGATTTGATGAATTTTGTATATAATGCTATTTTATCACCACCACCTTTCGGTATCTATAACATTGTAAGTTCAAACGCCTTTAAAGCAAAAGATTTATTTGTAGCATTTAATAATAATAAAGAAGAACTTATACAGGAAGGACTATTACCAGAGAATTGGTCGTTAGATAAAATTAAATTCGTTACTGAAAAAGCTTTTTATAAGAAAGGTGTTACGGCTGTAAAGAGAAGTAACTGTATCTTGAATAATAATACAGCATCTGATTTAGGTCTTCATGAATTTACAATAGTTGATCACAATTTCTTAGACAAAATAGTTAAAGGGTATATAGAAGACAAAAAAGCAAAAGAAGCTGAACCACAAAACGTGGTAGACATTTCAGAAATTAAAAGCAACGAAGACATATGACTGTTTTAGTTACAGGAGGGTACGGTTTTATTGGTCACCACTTGGTAGATCAATTACTAGATAACGGGTATAAAGTTATTGTTTATGACAAACAAACTTATGCATGTGATTATGTTTACATAGACCGTGTAAAAAATCAAAAAGCTATACTCGGTGACATTCTAGATGTTAAAAAACTTGAAAGTGTTTTTAGAATACACGAATTTCATAAAATTTTCCACCTTGCAGCTGAATCTCATGTTGATAATAGTATATCTGATCCGAACGTGTTTGCGCATACAAATGTTATAGGCACGTTGAATATATTGAACCTTGCTAAAAAGTACGGAAAGCAAGTGATCCACGTGTCAACCGATGAAGTTTACGGTGCATTACGTAATGATGATAAGAATTGGAATGAAAACCAACCCTTACAACCAAATTCACCTTACTCATCTACAAAAGCAAGTTCAGATTTAATAGCGCTTTCATATTTTAAGACATATGGATTAGATGTACGTGTAACTCGCTGTTGTAATAACTTTGGTACAGGTCAGCATATAGAAAAACTAGTACCAAAATCGATATTGTCTTCGATTAACGATAAAGAAATCTTGCTTTATGGTGATGGTACCAATAAACGTGAATGGATTCATGCCAAAGATCATGCTGATGCATTAATATTAGTTTCAGAAAAAGGGCAACCTGGAGAAATTTATAATATTGGTTCGGGGGAAGAGTTTTCCAACAATCAACTTGCCAAAAAAATAATTAAATACACAAATGAAGACTCGGTAATAAGATATATTAACGATAGGCCGGGTCATGATTATAGATATGCTTTAAATTTTTCGAAAATTAAACGTCTAGGGTTTAATCCGAAAAGAAGCATAAACAGCAGAAAGGAATGGAATGAAATTATTAAATTTTATCAGGAACACTGGAAAACCAAAACCAAGATACCTGTACGCAATTAAAAACGGTGACTATGCAGGTCATTTTTGTGCTTATATCTACTCAACTAATGAGAAGCACGTGTTTCTAACTGTACCAAACAACCAAAAAATAGAAGTACCATTAAAAGATTTTGAAGATGGAATAGAACAGGGTGTTGTCGACTTTGTAGAAGTGCTTCCTAAACATGTTTATAAAGTAATTAAAGCTCAATATGATGCAACCAACTGATTATATCTCTGATATTAAAGCCTTTGATGAAGGATTAAAGCAAGATGCTAAACGCCCAGAAAATTTTGTGGATAACCAACAAGGTAAAATTTTTGGCATTGGCTTATCAAGGACCGGTACAACTTCCTTACATGAAGCTTTAAAGATTCTAAATCGGAACCCTATTCACTTCCCACAAAACATAATGGATTTTCTAAATTACGATTCTGCTGTGGATTCTTCCGTTGCATTTTGTTATAAATTTTTGGATGTGTATTTTCCTAATGCAAAATTTGTATATACTGTTAGAGATATAGACGGTTGGGTAAAATCTATGTATAACTACTATCAAAAAGTGGTTAACCCTCAAACAAACCCGTTTAATGATAAAATAAACAAAATATTTTACGGTAAAACAAAGTTCAATGAAGATAATAACGAAGATTTTAAAAATGGGTACGAAAAACACCATTTTGATGTTATGTCTTATTTTAAAGATAGGCATAATGACATGTTATTGTTAGATATTATAGGAGGAGACGGCTGGGATAAACTATGCCCGTTTTTAGGTTGTGATATTCCCGATGTACCTTTTCCAAATATGAACCCTTCCAAAGATATTGACAAAGTTGCAGAATCTCTTAAAATGGACCAACCTCAAATTGTGGGTGGCGAACTTATCATTAACGAATTAAGTTGACTTATTCATTAGAGTAGTTAAAATGATTGTATGGTATCTTTAAGAGATAAAATACTAAAAGCTAAATCGGATAAAGAAATTGATTCTTTAGTAGAAGAGTTTGAAACGTACGAATATGCTTCAACCAATACGAAAACCAAAGTAAGGCGTGCGGTGAAGCAAAAGCGTACTGTGCTTTCGGATAAAGGTAGTAAGAAGTCAAAAAAGAAAGACAAGAAAAATGAAAACACTTCTACTAGACGCAAATAATTTACTTTATCGCATTTTTTGGGTTAACAAAAACAAAAAAGACAACGACATTAACATGTCTACGTTGATGTTTTTACGCTCAGTTAAGTCTTATGTAGATAAATTTAGTCCTGATCATGTTTATGCTGCTTGGGACAAGAAATTAGCTTATCCATCCACTAATTTTCGTAAGTCGCTTTCAAAAAGCGAGTATAAAGGCAATAGAGATGGTGACATTGCTAAAGAAGCTCATAAAAATGATGAAACGTTGAGAGAGCTATTGGATATGTTGGGGATAAAGAGTATCTACCCTAATAGAATGGAAGCTGATGACGTGATTAGTTATCTCGTAGACAAACTACCCGGAAAAAAGGTTATTGTTACAGTCGATAAAGATTTATATCAATTAATTGATGAAAACACAATGGTCTTTAATCCAATACAAAAGGTTGCTATAACTGATGCTAACTTTGAAATATATACCAAGGGTGTTAGTAGGAAGAATTTTTTAGATTACAAAGCAATTGTTGGAGACAATAGCGACAACTTAAAAGGTTTGCATAAAGTTGGTCATAAAAGAGCACTTAACTTAATAGAAAAGTTTAACGGTACAAAAGAGGGTTGGGATAATATTCTAAACGAGGATAATTACAAAATTTATTCGCATAATATTCAAATGATGGACCTATCTGTAGGTTGGAGATATTATGAAGATGAAGAAGTTGCATATAAGGATCAATTAGCAAAAGGCATGCCCCCTTGCGATTCTACTGCATTTTATAAAAAGTGTCAATCTTTAGATCTAGGATCTATTATGAAAAATAAAGATAAGTGGACAAATACTTTTTTCACTAAGGATGTTTTTCAGGAAGTTGTGGATAAAGTTAACCTATTAAATAATAAATATATAAACAATAGATATGACGAACAGTTATCACAGCAGCATGCAAATGGTTAGAGCAATTCCTATTGCTAGCCCAATCTCAGGAGAAACAGTTATGCCACGTCTCCATAAAGTCCAAAGAAACAATAAAGTATATACAGAAGCTCATTGGATTGATCCGGCTAGTGGTGCCTTTATAAGAAAAGGAATTGTTTCCATTGAAGATGTAGAGAAGTAATCTATAATCTTTGGTATAGTGTTACCAGAAGCATACATAATTCAAAAGTTTTATCAGTATGCTGGGTCGCCAAAGTATAATCGATTAACGAAAACGTACCAAGGAGGGTGCCCTATATGCCGAGAAGGCAAATCATGGGGTAGAAAACGTAGATTATTTTATATAGTAAAGGACAATTATTTTCATTGTCACAATTGTGGTCATCATTCAAACCCTACAAACTGGATTATAGAAGTATCAGGTAGTACGTATGAAGAACTAATTGAAGAGAGTAAAGACTTTGATATACTACCACCGGAAATAAATGAAACAAAATTAAATGATACTGTATCAAAAATTCTTAAACAAAAGCTACCAGAAGATAGCATAAACCTTTTCGACAACAATCAGACAAGTTATTTTAAGTCTAACCCAATAGTACAAACCGCATTAAAATACATTAAGGATAGACATTTAGATAATGCAGTTAATAAACCTAAAAGTCTCTGGTTGTCTTTAAAAGATAAAATTCATAAAAATAGACTTATTATACCTTTTTATGATTCAAACAATAAAATAATTCATTATCAAACAAGAACACTACTTAAAAGTGATGATAAGTTTAAACCAAAGTATTTGTCTAAAGTAAATAGCGACAAAAGCGTTTTTAATATAAATCAAATTGATGAAAATCATGATAGAATTTATATATTTGAAGGTCCTATTGATTCTTGTTTTACAGGTAATGGTGTTGCTGTAGCTGGTATTACAGAAAATAGTTCAAAGTTATATACTAAGCTTCAATATGAACAACTTAACAAATTTCCATTTCATGAAAGAGTAATTGTACTTGATTCTCAATGGCAGGATTCAGCTTCTAAAAACAAAACAAAATTCTTATTAGATGCAGGGTTATCCGTTTTTATTTGGCCAAAAACTTTAGGTATAAAATATAAAGACTTTAACGCAATTGCTGTAGATCAAAAAATGAATAAAATACCCGCTACATTTGTGGATATGCACTCGTATAGCGGGTTAAAAGGAAGAGTTATTTTATCTCAAATAAATTAACGTGCTGGACCAGCTCCTGGTCCTGTTTCTACTGTATGTAGATAACCTTTAAGGTTCTCAATTAAAGAACTTAATTCCATTGCAACTCTAGCAATCTTCTTAGTTTCTGCACCAGCGATTTTATTGAATAAAGTATCACAACTAGCTGCATGTAATAAAGATTGAACTGAATCAGGTTTCTCACTATTAAGGTAGTTAGTAAATTCTTCCATAGCACCAATGATACCTACCAGTTCTTGGGCTTGTGCTGCATTACTCTGTGCTGTAACTTCGCCACCGTCTAATGTTGGTGCATCTACGTCATACTCTGACACCTCGGTACCCGGATCCAACTGGGTTTCCATAGCTTCAGTATCTGTTATTTTTATTGTCTCATCTTGCTCCAATATATGAACAAAGTGTTTGCCAAAAAAGCTCATGTATATATTTATGCTTTTGAATAAATATTAACATGGGTAGTTTAAAAATTTTAGAAGAAGA